TAGCTATACCTAAGCCTTGCACTATGATCATTGCAAAGCCTAGACAGATTGTGAAGATTGCTAACGCCTCTGCGGCGTAAGACAGCGTCTTCCTAAGCATCCGTTGTCTGCGTGTAAGCAAGCGATGCTTGCGTCTGTACCGTGCTGATACTGCATAGCGATTCTTATTCATGATCGTCTCCTCCAAAGTAGATTTCTATGAGAATGTAAAGAGCTAATGAACCAATGATGAAGCTTGTAGCCATGGTGATCTCCAAAGTTAAAGGTCAAGTGCTTCGATGAAGTAGCGGCCATCTCTGCGACGGACAGAGTTGATAGCATCGTGATGGTCAAGTTCTGGGCAGCATTGACGCATGTTGATGTTAAAGCGAAGGCTTTTCATACCTTCTACGCCACGGGCATCCAGGCTAGCGATCCAGTGTGGATTGACGACTTCATACCACGTTACGCCTACGTCGTGTCCACTAGTTGAGTTGTTGTTAGTTACTGTGTGTGAAATCTTTTGGATGTTATTCATGGTGATCTCCTAGTTTGTGCACCTTTGAGTGGGTCTGTGCACCATTTCGTGCACCATTTCGTGCACCATTTAGCAATCGTAAGTTGTTGATTGCCATTTGTTAATTGTGTTTGTGCACCTTGTGCACCCTTTTTTTAAGTTAAGTTGTAATTTAGTAGTATTAATAAAATAAAGGTATATATATAAAGCATGTACGAAAAATGGTGCACATCGTGCACAAGGTGCACAGATGATTGCAAGTTGTTGATTGTCAACTGTTTATTTTCGTGCACCCAAGCAATTGCAAGGGTGCACAAGGGTGCACAGCCTAGTCTCGCTCGTTGAGCTGCTCTTGCTGGTACTGAGCCCAGTCGGGATCCAAGCGAGGGTTGTCAATATACAACTGGCGCTGGCGCTCTTCGGCCCGCTTAATCTTCTTGCGGAGCTCCCATTTGGCCAGTTGATTGATGGCATACATGCCAACGGAGGCGATGACTACGCCAGCTAAGCCGAACATTAGGAAGAAGAGGGTGATGATTACTGCGTCGAAGATATAGTTAAGTTTAGACATGATGTTCTCCAAAGTTAAAGGTTAAAGGTCAATTGCTTCGATGATGTACTTGCCATCCTGAACACGCACAGTGTTGATGCCATCGTGATCAAGCGCTGTCCAAGCCCAGATCTTTAGGGCGGCGCAGCCCTTAACGCCCCGCTCGTTGAGGCTAGCGATCCAGTGCGGGTTGACGACTTCGTAGTAGGTTACGTCTGAGTCAACCGTGTCAATGCAAGTGATGCCGTCGGTCATTGGTCTGTGCTGATGAGTGCTGATAAGTTTGATGTTGTCCATGATGTACTCCTGATTAAATAATAAACAATTGATAACATACATATGACATATCACGACGCCGAAGGCGGAGTGTTTTTTTGATACAAGGTTCCAGGGGGTAAATCTGCAAGAACAAGGTTCCAAAGCAAAAAAGGGTGCGGGGGTGTGTCTGTGGGTACAGGTAAAACAATGCGTGAGCGATTCAGATTACTTTTTCAAATTTTTTTTCCTGCAAATTTTTTTACAGCGTGTATACTCTAGCGCATGTCAGATAAAAGGACGTGCGTAAAGTGTGGCGTCGAAAAAACGTTAGACGCGTTCAGGGCGAACGAAGGCAAGCGCACAATAAAAACATGTCAAGACTGTCTGGAACTGCGAAAGCGCAGGCGCCACAGTAGCTCTCCCGCCGCATATTTAGCCAATCTAATAAACCAGTCCAAATATCACCGCAGTAAAGTACAAGAAATAGAATACAAACTAACTAGCGAAGACTTAGAAAAGATTTGGGAAGAGCAAGAAGGCAGGTGCGCTTTGTCAGGCGTCTACTTAACACACCACAGAGATGGCGACGGCGCGAAAGAGTTTAATGCATCAATAGATCGAATAGACCCTAATGGTTCTTACACAAAAAACAACATACAATTGGTAGCGTATCGTGTAAATTTCTTAAAACATACACTTTCTGAGGATATGTTGTACTGGTGGGTCAAAAATATCCACGATTTCTCTTGTGACTAACACATAACTAGGCTAACATCCAATACTATTATGGAATTAGAATACGATATTAACTACTTCTTAGCTATAGAAGGTCTAGATGACGCAGTTATAGGCACTGCATCTAGCACATCAAGCGGCCAAGAGGTACTAGCGTACGATTTTGATCTAGCTGTAGAGATTCTACAAGCTCAAGACTGGTCTAAAGACGAAGTTGAGGCTTGGTTAGAGAACTCTATCCCTGATGCTGGCACTAATCAGCCAGTTTTTGTCTACAGAGATGCTAATGTTAGAGAGCAACTTAGAGAAAACAAGCGAGACAAGCGACTTCTCAACTGAAGCCGAGCTGTCCCACACAGAATTTCAGTCATTTATGCCCTACATGGGCCTAAATATTAACGACCTTACTGTCCAACAAGAAAAACTAGTGCAATTAGTGGCCAGCGGCATGTCTGTTGCCGCCGCAGGGCGAGCAGCCGGTTATGCAACGCCCAATGCAGCGCGTGAAGCTGCACGGCGACCCGCTGCAGCGAAGGCTTTAGAGTTCTTACGCGAAGAAATGCGCGAAACCGTAAATTTTAAGCGCGAAAACGCGCACATGATGTACATGGAAGCGTACACATCTTCGGCAAACGCTACAGAAATGAAGAACACCGTAGATTCGCTAGTAAAATTGCATGGTTTAGCTACACCTGACAACTCCACACAGATAAATATCAACGTTCAAGGCACAAAACAACTAGAACGCATGTCAGATGCCGAGTTACTAAAGCTAGCTGGACAAAATACAAACTATTTAGAACCATCTTCGGGGGGCTAATGGCCACTACTAAGTTGTATAACGCCAAGAACCCTAAAACTGTCCAAGTCGGACGTAAAAAGCGCAAGAAAAAGAAAGCTTGCGGCTGTAAACACAAGAGGTAATTGATATGCCAGGAACTAACAAGAATAAACTTAAGAAGCCTACTAAACTAACTGCGAAACAAAAGAAATTGCCTGCATTTTTGCAGAAAAAAATCGCCCAGAAAAACAGAGGTAAAAAATAATGGTTGCGCCATTAATAGGTGGCATAGCCCAAGGAGCAAGAGCAGTATCTGCTTACGGCAAAACACCGGCCGGTCAAAGCGCCCTTGCTAGTATGAGAAGAATAGTATCTAGCTCCGTAAAAGCTGATCGAATGGGGGAAGAAGGTAGGCAGGAGAAACTAGACATGGGTAAAGATATGGCTGCAAAAACAGTATATGCAGCGACAGGCTTTGACGACCGTGATGCAGCTAAACTCGAAGGCATGATCGGGCAGGAATTTAAAAGAGATCCTGTAGGTGAAGCCCTTTCAAATATGGGCCTAGTAGATAAACAGATTAAAGACCCGTTTGCTGAAGAGTACCTTAAGATATTATCCGAAGGTAACGACATGCAAGCCAAAGGGGCATTGATGCAGAGCGAAAACACGTTCTTTAGTACGCAAGATGCTATAGACGACCCACTCGAGTACATACTTAGTTTAGAGATACCAGACAGTCCGCAGGCTACACAAAAGGTTGCCCCGGAGAAAGGTATGTCTGTAGGCATAAGTAAACTTAGATAATGGAAGTTAATAAACTAGAGTGCGTAAGGTGTAAGAACCTGCACCCTGAAACTTTATACGCCGGCAATGACCGGCTTTGTGTTTACTGTAAGGCCGATGATGCAGAAAGAATCCCCGCCCCCAATGAAACGGGCGAAAAAAACAACGAACAACCAATTGAAGCATCAGTTGAGGAAAAAGCAAAGGCTGAACTCGCGCTCAGATTTCTCACGAGAAAACGTCTTTTGCCATTTGTCGAGCGATTCAATCCAGACTACCAAGCAGGATGGGTCCACAAAGACATTTGCCAGCGTTTGGAAAAATTTTCAAAGGATGTGGCGGAGAAAAAGTCACCACGGTTAATGCTCTTTATGCCGCCCCGACACGGTAAGAGTACTTTAGCTAGTGTTGCATTCCCCGCATGGCACTTAGGACGTAACCCGAGCCACGAGTGTATCAGCTGTTCATACTCAGGCTCGTTAGCTATGACGTTCAGCCGTAAGGTTCGTCAGCTATTACGAGAAGAATCGTACAAGTCTGCGTTTGATACGCGACTTGATCCAGATAGCCAGTCTGCCGAAGCGTGGTTAACAACCATGGGTGGCGGATATGTAGCTGCAGGTGTAGGCGGCGGTATCACAGGTAAGGGTGCACACATACTCCTTATCGATGACCCCGTAAAAAATAGGGACGATGCCGAATCTCAGAACGGCCGAGAGGCTAACTGGGACTGGTATACGTCAACCGCATACACACGTCTTGCCCCTGGCGGCGGCGTGTTGGTAATCATGACGCGATGGCACGATGATGACTTAGCAGGACGATTACTAAAGGCTGATGCCGAAGGAGGTGATCAGTGGGAGTTGGTCCGTTATCCAGCAATAGCGGAAGAGGACGAAGATTATAGGTCCACGGGCCATGCTCTCCACCCAGAACGCTACGATACAGAAGCGTTAGACAGAATACGAAAAGCCGTTGGCCCTAGAGATTGGTCAGCGTTGTACCAACAAAACCCAGTTGCCGATGATGGTGATTACTTTACAAGGGGCATGATCCAGTACTACGACTGGGAAGATGTAGATATGGACCATATGCGTTACTATTGCGCATGGGATTTGGCGATAGGCCAAAGAGACCGTAATGACTACACAGTAGGTATGGTTGTAGGCGTAGACCAGTGGGACAACTTGTACGTGGTAGACGTCATACGTGGTAGGTACGACGGTTTCCAGATAGTAGAAACCATACTAGATGTATATGAACAGTGGAAGCCATCTATAATAGGAATAGAA